CTCGGCGAGTTGCCGCAGATCGCGGGAGGGGCGGGGGCGGAAGATGTTGCGGAGCCAGTTCATGCGACGGCCTCCGCGTCGAAGAGGGTGGTCTCGACCTTTCTGCCCCGCGCGGCCTCTTCCATGTTCTTCATCGCCTGCCGGTAGTAGCCGGGCTTGAGCTCCACACCGATCGCTTTGCGACCGTTGAGCACGGCCCCGTATGCCTCGCTGCCGACGCCCATGAAAGGGGTCAGCACCGTCTCGCCGGGCAGGCTGCGCAGATGCACGATCCGCTCGATGACATCAAGTTGCAGCGGGTGCATGTGCCGCTCGTCATCGTCCTCGCGGGCCTGCTTGTAGGGGAGCGTCCGCTCTAGGCGAATGTCATCCCAGAATGCCGACGCGTACTGCCTCCAGATCCAGTGCGAGTAGCGGTTCTCGATCTGCTTGCCTTTGTGCCCGCGATACGTGAGCAACTCGGCAGGAATCTCCCTCTCGCCTGCGTACTCCAGCAGCCCATTCGGGTTCGCGACCGGCACCGGGTTTTCGCCCTCCTTGCGGAAGAGCAACAGGCAATCCGCCGATGCCACGTCGCACAGGCTCGCGTCGGTCACGACTTGCTTGTGGGCGAGTCCCTTCGCCATCGTGCGGTTCCGGACGCCGAGCGGCTCCTTCCAAATGAAGTGACGGCACCAGAACCGCCAGCCGAGCGACTCGTGAAGGCGAATGATCTCGCCGGGAAAATCCACCAGCCCGCCGGGCGAGGTCTTTCTCGGGATGTCCATGCAATGAACCGCCGACAACCGGCCCGGCATCGTCACGCGATGGATCTCGCCGACCACAAAGGCGTAGTGGTCGAAGAACTCTTGATGGCTGCGACAGTTTGAGAGGTCACGCTCGGAACTGGAGTAGTGGTACAAGCACCCCGCACCATCCGCAGCGAACGGCGGCGAGTAGATCGAGAGATGTACCGACTCGTCGGGGATGCTCTGGAGCACCTCGCAGCAGTCGCCGTTGTAAATCGCGTACTCGTCGGTGATTACTTGCTCGCTGACAGCCATTTCGGAATCCTTTCACTATGGGGAAACGTCCTGCGGTGATCGACGGCCAGGGCGTTGCCCATGTGCCGCACAAGTGACTCGAACATTCGGTCGGCGGCGTTCGCCTTGCGTCTCAGATTCGCGAGCACGCCGACCTCGCCCTCGGTGGCGATGACATGCACATCGACGGGCTGCGTCTGTCCGAACCGCCAGCACCGCCGCACAGCTTGGTAGTACTGCTCCCACGAGTGAGAAGCGAACGTCACGACGTGGTGACAATGCTGCCAGTTCAATCCGAAACAGCCGATCTTCGGTTTGGTGACGAGCCGCTTGAGTTGCCCAGCCTGGAACGCGAGCAGGAGCTCTTCCTTTTCGTCTTCGCTCTGCGAGCCGCTGACTTGACGGCAGTCAGGGATAATCCGCTCAAGCAAATCCGCCTCGTCGTTCAGATGGCACCACACGACCGACGATCCAGGGTGCAATGCCACGAGCCCGGCCGCCGCCTCGCAGCGGTCTTCGAGCGTGATGCGACGCTCTTCGCGTTGCTCTTGCAGGGTGTCGGCTGGCAGGGAGAACAGCATCCCGGCCCGCGTCTTGCTGCTATGCACGACGTGCTCGTGCTCGCGGAGCGGCGGCAGGACGAGCTTGCCGTCATCGAACCCGAGGTCGGAGGGTTTGCGGCACGCCCGAGCCCACGAGCACACCCACCGCCAGAACGGCTCCTCCGCGTGACCGCGAAAGCGGTAGCTCTTGCGACCCCAGCCGAGGTAGTCCTTGATGACATCCTCCTTGAAGAACCGCGACAGCATGTCTTGGTAGCCCAGATAGCCGAGGGCTTCGCTGGACGTGCCGAGCTCGTGGTAGTCGTTCGGTGCGGCGGTCGCGGTGCAGAGCAGGCGGTACGGCACGAGTCGCATAAACTCGGTGACTTCCGCTTTCGTCGCCCCGTCGAAGTTCTTGAGAATGCTCGACTCGTCGCAGACCACGCCGCCGTAGTCGCCCTGGTCGAAGTTGTGCAGCCGCTCGTAGTTCGTCACGACGATGCCCGCCTCGGGCTTGCCGCCTGTTGACCGCACCGCCTCGATGCCAAACCGCTTCGCCTCTTCGACGGTCTGGTAGCTGACCGCGAGAGGGGTAGCGATCAGCACGGGCTTGCCGGTCTGTTGGCGGATGTTCTCTGCCCACACCAACTGCATCGGGGTCTTGCCCATGCCGCAGTCGGCGAAGATCGCCGAGCGACCCTTGCGACAAGCCCACTCGATCAGATGTCGCTGGTAGTCGAAGAGCCAGCCCGGCAGGAAGTCGGGCGTAAACCCGTGGTCGCCGTCGAGTTGCTGCTTCGTTTCGAGAAACGCTGTGTATCGGTCAGATGCTGCAATCATGCTCAGTCCCCTCTCCACCGCTTCGGCGGCACGTATCGCTCGGTCTCTGGGTTCTCCTTCCGCCACTCGGCGAACTTGATCGCGGCGAGCTCCCGCAACGCGGCAGCGGCCTCGGGCACCAGGGTCACGTAGTCGAAGTCGCCTCGCTGCCGCTTCTCGGCTTCGATCGCCACGAGACGATCGGCCAGAGCCTTGAGCCGAACGATCGGCCTCGTGCCTAGGTAGGCGTCGCTCATGCGGGCACCCGCGTCGCAGCATTCGCCATATCGCGGCAGTCCTGGGCACGATCCCGCAGGCCGCACGCGATGCTGTCGATGCTGATGGATGCCATGCTCCACGCAGATGACTCGCTGTCGCTCCACTCGGCACCGTGCTGGGTCATGTACCCGCCGGGCATCTCGACCCACCACTGCCCAGCGATCGCTCGCAGGGTGCCGCTCTGGATCGTGATGCTCACGTACTTCGGGTGTGCTGACCCGACTTGCAAAATCGCTCGATAGACCGTCTTCATGCTTCGTCCCTCGGGGTGTATTGGCGGCGTGTCGTGCCGCATGCGGTCGAGTCACTCGCGAGCAAGGAGGTATGAGCCTCGACTGCACCGATACATCGCCTCTGCGTGCTTGGCGGCGGATGTGGCTTGGCAGCCACCAGGGCAACCGCGTGCCGCTGAACTGCTAGAAGGGGATGTCATCGCCCGGCAGTCGCTCGACCACGGGCTTCGGGTTGGGCTTGATCGCGGGCGGCTTGGCGGCGACCGTCGCGGGCACGTACCGCTTCACGACCGCCGAGGTCTTCCCGGCCTTGCTCGTGTAGTGGCTGATCTCCACCGCGAGCTCCCGCCCCTCGATGTCGCCCGGCGTCAGCGAGAGGCGACCATCGGCGGGCTTGATGCCCAGTGCGTCGGCGAGGTTCGCGGCCCGCCACCCGAGGTGGTGCGGGATGTCATCGAAGACAAACTTGTAGTCGCCCTCGACCGTCGCGAGCCGCAGCTTAAGACAGTTTCCGTGCGGGTTCGTCTCGTGCCGCTTGTATTCGTTCGTCCCTTCTTCGCAGTGCCTCACGACCATCTGGTGCCGCCCGGCGGGCACGATCGCCCGCTCATGCGTCACGGTCTCGGTCGGCTGATCGTCAATCACGAAATCCATCTCGTCGTTCCTTTCCGTAGGGGTGTCGTTTCCGTTCGTCACTCAGTCGCAGCGGGCTCGCCCGCCGTGGTCTCGATCGCGGCCAGCCGCTCGGTGATCGCGTCGGTGAGACGCGACCACTCATCGCTGGTCAGTTGCCCGGCGACCACGTACCCGTCGATCGCCTTGGTCGCCTTCGTCAGATCCGCATCGGTGCTCGCCTTCCCGATGAAGGCTGCGGCCTGGAGGTACTTCTCGCTCGGCGGCGTCACGGTCGGCGTGCCGCCCGCGAGCCACTCAGCGAAAGCCTTGCCGGTCTCGACGCTGATCGGCTTGGGATCGCCGCCGAAAATGCCGGTGCGGTCTTTCGACGCGACCGCGAAGTGCCCGTCGTGAACAATGTCGAGAACGGTCGTGAACTCATACTCGGCACCGTCGCGGCTTTCGAGTTTCATGCCGAGCTTGACCACCTTCTTCCGCCCGTGGTCATCGACCTGCGCCGTCTCGGTTTTCGCCCGGCCCGTCGCGATGATGTGGGCCGAACTGCGGAGCATCCGGTCGATGAACGCCCGGTGACGCGGGGTGAGCTCGCTCCAGGCACTCCATGTGTTGCCCTTGAACTTCGCCCTCGCGATCTCATCCACAAGTTCCAAGCAGCCCCCCTTCCCATTCCACTCGTGACTGATCGAGTCGATCACGATGCAGTCGGCACCAGCGGCTTCGGCCGCGTCGATCGCCTCGATGTACGCCTCGGGCGTAAACGGCGGGGCGACATCGATCACATCGAAGTCGTGCAGCCGGTCGTAGAGATCGCTCGAACCCTGCTCGGTGTCGATGACGATCGTCCGCTGGGAGCCGAGCCCCTTCGCCACGAGCAAGGCTCCGAACGTCTTGCCCGCACCGCTCGGTCCGGTGAGCAAGAGCCGCAGTTTCGTTGCCGAGCGGCGGGCTTTTCTGATCTGAACCATCTGTCGAGTTCCTTTCGTTCTGTCGTTCCGATGATGAAAAGCCGCGTCCCCGTCCTAGGTCAGCGGCCCAATCCCTTCCTGGGCTTCGCCGGTTCCACCGGCTCTCCTGTTGTGCGTCAGCGAACCCGCTCGATCTCATCGAGCAGGAACTCCAGCCGACCATCGGGCGTGTCGATCAGCCATCGCTCGCCCACGTTCTCGGCGACGCGGCCGATGTAGTGCGTGCCGTAGAACGGCCGGGGCACGCGAACCATGTCGCCCGGCTCGGGCCTCCAACCGCTGATGTAGATCTCGTTCATCGCGGCGATCGCGGCGGCGGCTTCCGCATCGCCCGGCATCCTGTTTGCGTTCATGCTTTTGACTCCCTGCAAGGTGCGGAACTGATCGCCTGTCCATCGGTGAGGGGGCGTATCGTACCCCCCTCACTTGCTTGGTCAAGCAACTTTTTTCTCTCGGCGTTTCACTCTTGGAAATAAGGCGTTTTCGTTCGTGGCGTATGGTCTATCGGCAGTTAGGCTATTGGCTAGCGGTAGTTCTGTCAGCCAGAAATGCCAGCGGCGAGAATCCGCAGCAAAACGATCGCGAGCTCGATCCAGATTTCAGCGTTCATGGTGCCCTCCTTGGCGTGTGAAGAATCCAAAAGTGCCACCCGTTTCGCGGCTGTCGGCGGGCCGGGTGGCCCCACCCTTGTGCGGTCAATCGACGCCGAACAGTTCCGCAAGACGTTCCACGAGCAGGGCGATTTCACTCGCGGCAGCGGGATGCCGCTCGGCGATGTCTTGCAGTCTGTGGAGGATCTCGTCGGCTTCGATTTTCGTGATGTTCATCGTTCGTTCCCTTTCGTCTCGTGGTGTCGTGCCCGCTGGCCCAGGTGCCAGCGGGCGGTAGTTCGTCAGGCGGCGACCAAGATCGACTCGCCAGCATTGTCGGCGTACTGCAGCTTGGCAGCCTTCACGCCACGCAAGTCAGACTTGCGGAGGATGCGGTAGACCCTCTCATCACGCTCGTAGTCGGCGAGGCTCGCCCAATCAGCCCAGTAGGTTTCGCAAGCCGCGAAGCAGGCAGCACGAGCGTCATCGGAGATGCGGCGGTTGTTGAAGATGTAGGAAGCACCGCCGAGCTTCATGATCTCGCCGTCTTCAGCAACCACGAGCGTGGGGTCGTAGTGGTAGGAGTCGGTCATCCCGTCGAAGTGACCGAGGGAGTACTTGCCCGTCACGGCAGCGACCTGCTCATCGGTCGGGCCATCCGTCCAGCCGATGTCGATGCTGGAGCCGCGACCGGCGTCGGATCGCACCGAGAACTTGATGCCGGGGAACTTGACCTTGAGCTCGCTGCG